ATACAACAATTAAAAAACTTACAGGCTACAAAAATAGATCAAGCTGGTATCTCGCCAACTTTAACAAAAGTTGATACTAACATTACACAAGAAGATATAGATGCATTAGAGTCAAATGTATCTATAGATGAAGATGATGAAAATAAAAATACAATTGATACAAATAATACAAACGAGCAAAATAAAAAAGATGATGGTGAAGAAATAGAACAAAAAGTGCCCTTTTTTGGTAGTCCAAAAATGTTAAATTTTATTAGGAATGTTGGACAATCTTTGGTTTTAGAAAAAGATATGGGTACTGGCCTAGCTGTAGGTGCTGCAAAAGCAGCGGATGAAGAAGCACAAAGACAATTATTAGAAAAACAACAGGCGGCTGATATTTTAAAAAGTCAAATAGAAAGTTTAGGTATTGATCCCAAAGATGCAAAAACTGCAACAGACATTAATAAAAATTTATCTAATACAATAAGAGATTTTGATAACACCAATAGAAATATTAGAAGGGTTGACGAAGCTATTTATTATCTTAAAAATGATCCTAGAACTGCTGGGGGTATAGGTTTTCTTGGTGCCCTTGGTGCATTTAAAGATAAGTTGTTTTCATTTGGTGGTGTAAATTCTGCAACTTCATTTGATCAGTTAGAACCAAGAACAAAAGTTGATGCAATATTAAATGTACTACAACAAGAAGGAATAAGAGATATATTAGGAGAAGCTGGAAGAGCTATATCTAATTTAGACAGGCAAATAGTACAAGATGTTTTTGGTAATATAAAAATAACCACGTCTTTAGCTGAAATTCTTAAAAAACTTGAAGACAGCAGAGATAGATTTATGAAAGCTCAAGACAAAAGAAGAACAGATACCATAGCAGATACAGGATTTTTCCAAACTACCAGACTACCGTCTAGTGTTATGGAAACTAATGTTGATAAAATCAAAGAAATTATTACATACAAACCATCTTCAACTAGCACATTTATACCAGAAGCAGGAGGGGAAGAAATAGCTGGTGAAATAGATATATTCGAAGAAAATACTAAAGCAACAAAATCACAACCAAAAATATCAAAATATAATGTTTTGGGTAATTTAATAGGTAATGATTAATGCCAAAATACAAAATAAACGTATCTCCATCAGTTTATCAAATAGTTGACGCTAATAATCAAGAAGAAGCAGTTAAAATAGTAAAAGCTGAAATAGCCAAAGGATCTCTTTCAACAGTTTATGATAAGTTGTATTTTGACTATGAAACTGGTGTTCCAATTAAATCTATAAGAAGAAAATTATCAAGAGCAGAGACAGCAGAGGAGCAAGAAGCTTTACTACAAAAAATTATTGGATCCGATGGATTTACAAGAAACACCACAGGACAACTTGCTTTAACTCCTAAGGGTTTAAAAGAGTTGGGATTACCTTATCAATCTATAAAACTTAAAGACGGAACAGAAATAAGAAAAAATACAATTATTGATGAAAATAAATTTAATTTAGCAACAGGCGATTTAGCAGATTTTATGGGAGTAGTAGGGCCAATTGCAGGAGCTGTAGCAGCTTTTTCGCCTCAACTAAGAATACTTAAAGGTATTACCTCAATGTTAGGTGGAAGAAAATTTGCTGGGAGACTTCTAACAAGTGGTCTTGGTACTGGAGGCGGTAAGCTTGGTGAAGAGGCTGTAGACTATTTAGAGGGTTTTCAATTACAAGAATCAAATGAAATAGCAAAATTATTTGGAGAAGAATTTTTATTAGGATTAGGCGGCCAAGCAATAGGAGAAGGAGTGGGATTTGCATTTAGAAAAACTTTAGGTGCAAAAGAACCAACGGATAATTTAAGATTAATGTATCAATCTTCACAAAAAAGATCTATTGATGACGTAAAAAAATTAGATGAAAGTTTAGGAAAAAAAGCCTCTGAAAAAGAAATAAAAAAAGCAATTAAAGATGGTGATATTGCGGTATTTGATACACCATTTCTGGTATCACAACAAACACAAGGCAGATTTATACCAGGTAGAGCACAACAAATACCAGAAACTTTATTTGGTTCAACAAGAGCAGAGCCAAGTATTGGTTATTTAATGAGTGAGGTTAAAAAAATTGGTGGATTGTTGAATAAAGAAAGAACAGAGTTATCTTCTTTAGTGGACGCAACAACAGGAAGATCAGTTAAAGAAACAATAACCGATTTATCAAACAATCTTGCCTCAACAGAAAAAGAAGTAACTAGATCTTTAACAGGATTAGTTGAGGATATTGCAAACCAAACTTTTAAAACAGGTAACTACAAAAATGCATTAGGAAATCGTGAATTTGGAGAAGAAATTAAAAATTTATTGTTTGATGCAAAAAAACAAGTTACCGCAGAAGTTGGAACAGAATATCAAGCTGTAGACAAAATATTTAAAAATTTAACAAAAGTTGATGAAACCACACAATTTCCTGATGATGTTGTAGCAGAATCTATTGGTAGAGCAATTAATTTTACAATTGCTAAATATAGTGACGAAGCTTTAAATATAATTGATTCATACAAAAATTCTGATGTCTTTTGGAATATAAATAATCCAACAGGCACAATTGATTCTAATGTTGTGCAAAGAGCAATACAAGGCTTAGAAAATTTAAAAAATTCTGCAACAAAATATAATCCAACCTTAACTACAGTAAGAGATGAGTTTGGTCAACCAGTTAAAAAAATGCTCGGAGAAGGTGCAAATTTTACGCAAGTTAGAAATGCAATAACTAGACTTAGAAATTTGTTTACTGGTCTTGATGAACAATTTGAAAGAGACATTTTATTTAAAGTTGTCAGAAAATTAGATGATAGTGATATAGGTGGAAGTGACAGTATTCTTACATTTTTTGAAAAAAATGGTGCACGTGAAATTACTAGATTATTAGCTGATCCAAAACTAACTGCTAGAATTAAAACGGGACAGTTTCAAGGCCAACCAATTTCTTTAGACACAGATGAAGTGAATATAATAAATACTGCAATTGATAGACTCAGAAAGGCTAATGAAAAACATGCTACAAGAAATCAACCCTTTAACAATTTAATTATTAAAAAAGCTACTGCTGAAGCAAAACAAAGTGGTGCGTTTGATGCTGATACAATCTTTGATAAAGTTATTTATAATGGGACAAAAAAAGACTTAGAAGATCTTTTTGACGCACTAGGTCAATATGATGGACATTTAAGAATAGCAGGACAAGGAGTTGACGCAAATAGTTTAAATTATGCAAAATCGCAAATTAAAAAAAGGTTATTTTCAGATGCGTTTAGAACTGCCACAGAATTTGGTGAAATTAATTTTTCCAAATTTAGTAAATATTTAAAAGATTTTGAAAGAACACATCCTGGTAAAATTGATGTGTTATTTACAGGTGGTGGTAGGAACACAGCTAATTTATTCAGAGAAACAGTAAACCAATTAGCAAGAATAGATCCAAAATTAAGGCCTAAAGAAATAGTAAAATTTTTGGATGATGTTTTTGAAGAAGGCAAAAAAGAAGGTTTAGATGGTAGTCAAGAAGGAATATTATTTACAAAAAAATTAAGAGAATTAGCTAATATTTCACAAGAAAAAGAAGCCTTGTTTCTTAATAAAAATATATCCGATTTACCAAATAAACCCGTAGATGAAATTGTCTCAACAATTTTTAGACCAAGAAATGGAGACAATATTAGGTTTTTAAAAAATGAGTTAGATGCAAGTACAATGCAATCTGTGCAAGATGCAGCTTTTATAAAATTTTTAGATAACAGTATAGATTTTGGATATACAGGAAAAGGAAAAGTAGCAGACATTTTTAAACCAGGTAATTTATCAAATTCATTAGAAAAATATGGAGATGACACATTAGAAGCTATGTTTGGCACAAATACGACAAAAAGTTTAAAAAATTTAGCAGAAACAATAGATATATTAACAAAAGGTGAAGCTGGTAGAGGAGCACAAGCGGGTGGAATTGTTGCTGCGGGTATTGGTGCGAGTATATTATTTGCACCTTTTGCAGCTTTACCGACTATAGCTGGTTTATTGGTTGCTAGATTTATGTTATCAAACTCCGCTATTATAAAGCTATTTACAAAAACTGACAAAGGATCTATAGCTCAATTATTAGATGCATTTGGGACAGCGGTAAATCAAGTTTCAGCTAGAACAGTAGGTACTGGTATTGATATGGCAACTGAAGAAAGTAAAAAAGTTATAGGAGATGTTTTGGGTACGGAAGAAGCACAAAGAATTAGATCAGAAATAGACAGTACAAGCATTCCACAACAAAAAATAACCCTCCCTGAAATAAAACCAATACCTTCACAAACATCTACACTTGACGATCAAGCAAGAATAGATTACGCAGAACAACTATTCAGAAGACCTATTATATAAGCCCTATCTCATCCCTATCAAAACCTAAAGGTACATCTGATAAACAAGTTAGATGTTCTTTTGGTATGTGTATGTAAGGTTCGTTGTCCTCATCATAATTAGGTGTAGCATTAATATTCATACGTATATCGTAGTTGTAATCTGGCATCCATTCATGCATCCATATACCGTCTGTCATACCGTATACGATAATAAATGGGTGGCCAGTTGATTGTGTAAACGAAGCTCCCTTACGTAGTTTGTTTGCAGACAGTATAAAAGTATCATACTTATTACTAGCAAAACTACGGCATTTGATCTCACACCAATACCATTTATCAGCAGATTCTATCCAGTAATCAATACTGTAACTAACTGGTAGTTTGTGACAGCTTACTGTCCACAACCCCTCTATAAATCCTGCTACTCTATCCTCTCTTTTCTTATCTTGTAATGTTTCAAAACTTGGTGTTTTTAACATAATTACCTCCTATTTTTTTTCCCACTTAAATTTTAATTGTCCTGTAACTGGTTGCCACTCCCTGCCAGGCCTTGTTGTCCAACCTTTGCCTTTTTCCCACCCGCCAGTTTCGCCTATAATTTTATAACCAGCACCTGTGAGGCTTGATCCAGATTCTTCTTGTAAGGTATATGTAATCATTCTTTTACCACCCATCTGCTGCCATATTCTCCATATCCTTCCATATAAAAAAGAATTTGTATTCTTAGGTGCTGCATCATTTACGCATACCCTTACTGCTTCTGCTGTAAATCCATCATCAAGCCTTCTAGCTACAGGCCTACCTACAATAGCCACTCCCACTAATTCATCTTTATGTGAAGCACCAACCGCAAACTTCGCACCATGCACAGGTTTATTATGCCTATGAAAATTTTGCACAAACAAATTAGCATCTTTAATTGATAACGGTATCATCTGTAAATTCATTCTTCAAAGAAAGTAGGATCAACGGCAACAAACCTTTTGGTTGGTCTACCCTTACCACCTACTTTAATATCTATTTCCTGGATTTCTCCAGCGTTTTTAAGTCTTTCTATAATTTCTTTAACTTCGTGTGACTTCATACTCCTAAATAGTTCGTGACGGTCAACCTCTCTTTTGGATATGCCCTCGCTCTCCCTAGACCTTATGTATGACAATACTTGCTTTATCTTGGCTTCAGTTGCAGAGCTTGCTACCTTATCCCTACAAGCTTCTATAAAGAGCATGTCGTAGTATCTAACGTAATCAATCGCCCACTTAGTAACATCTGGTGTAATCGTCTTTGATTGTGCGTTTGATGCAAGAGCACATACTAGAGCTAAACGCATAGCTTTCTCTTTAGAACGGCTAATAAGTGGCTCTAGGCCATCTTTTTCAAGTATGTCTTGTCTTTTGACTATCTCACTTGCAAACTCTTGTAGTAACTGTTCTGAATCACTATCAAAGTTCAAGACTTCTTGTTCTAAATTACACTCTGAATTATTTACCATAGGTTGCGATAAACCGCCTCTATCTCTTCTTATATAGTTGACCCAATTTACTAATGTTAATGGCGGTTTCTTTATTTTCTTAAGATTGGATACACGTCTAGGTTCTTTAGATTCAATAACCATAAACCTGTTTAGAAAACCGTCAGCAATACGGCCAGAGTTAAGTGCTTTGTAAAAATTCTTAGGTACTGACAAACCAACCATAGTTATTGCAGGCTTATGAGTTACACGGTTCATTATCTTTTCTTTAAGATCCTCAACCTGGATACCCATTAAAGAATAGTTATCTGGCCTTAAGATACCGTGGCACCTACCCCAAGCTTCCATAAGAGTTTGTATGCCGTCCTCTTTATTTGTATTACCTGCTTGGCTAATGCTCTCTAATCTTTTACCAAACTCATCCATAATAGTTACGTGAGTAGGCCTCATCTTAAGTACAGAGTGAACAGCACCACTAGAGGTATATCCGTCTCCAACTACTAATTTATCGTGCTCAGAGGCATTCAAAACAGCTTCAACGAAGGTTTTTATGTTTTCCTTGCCCTGTCCAGACTTAGCTATACACATAAAATACAAACTAGAAAAGTTATTCATATTTGTTTTAAAGATCCTTCCGCAAGTAACACTAGCTAAGGATAAAGCGGCTACAAGTGATAACTCTGGTTGCGATACTTGTGCTATATCCTCGCAGTAAGCAAACATATCTTTTAATAATCCTGGTGGATTAAATAAATCATCTGGTGGTCTTATGTCTTCTTTGGTTTGCACAAATAAAGGTGCTATCTGATTCTTTCTATCGTGTGTCTTCTTTACATTATCTACAACAGACTCTACTTCTTGTTGTGGTAATGGTGGTGAGTTTTCCCTATTCCAGTTATGTAAAAATATTCTTACAAAGTCTAGGTTTACATTCTTAGATATTAAGTAGCCAGCTATACGTGCTGCATTATCATTACGTGATCCTTCATTAACACCAGTTAAAGTAAAAGGTGCTGTCTTTTGTATGCTGTCTTGTTTGGGTACACCAGTTATCTTCTCAAACTCTTTCTCTGTAAAGTCTGGTAGATCTTTGTGATCAAAAATATCCCAACCAGGGAGAGGTATAGGCTTATACATTTGACCGTTCGCATGACGGTTGTAAGGAGCAATAATTAATCCGCCCACACCTCTCAAATCAATTAACCTTTCTACTGGTGTCTCATCAGTTCTTCTTGTAGCAAAGGTTGTGTAGTTTTCTGGGTTATTGTAATAGTAATGCATACCCTTACCCGTTCTTACTTTATAAGGGCAAGTAGGTAGGTTTTCTTCAACCCAGTTCATAGCTTCTGGAGAGTCTGCATCAACAACCATAAACTTACCGCAAACTAATGCAACAACTAAGTTATCTCTATTTACAAACCATTCTTGTACGGTTTCACGACTAGGCCTTTCGTTCTTATATTGTTCCCAACCTTTGAGAAAAGGGGGTGGTTTTTTATTGGATCGTTGAAGCGGTACTACGTTATAGCCTTCATCATAAAAAGCCAAAGCAATATCTATCGCTGCCTCATCCTCAGACAGATTAAAATCAAACATGTTGACTTAATCTTCTGTTAGTAGTTCTGCTATATCGCCATAAATACTTTCAAAGTTTAGTCTACCTTCTGTTAATTTTATGATTCTTTTAGCTTGTCTGATAGACGGTTGTCTGTGGCCATACTTCCAGGCCTCAATAGTATGTTCTGAAACATCCCATTCATGTGCTGCTTTTTGTTTGCCTAAAAACTGTATGTACTCTTTAAGATTATAGGGGCTAACTTTTCTATCTTTGTATTTTGGTTCTATACCCATCTCTTCTAGTTTCCTTAACTTTTGCCTGGATATTGA